CTTTTTCTGATCCTGAATTGCCTCGAGGGCTTAGAGCTACTGGTACTGTAGTATTATCTTCTTATAGTCTTTCGGGGGCTCAAGAGCTATTTTCCCAAAAAGGAGAAACTGACTTAGGATTATGGACGGGATCTCCTGCTGCAGATCCTAATAGTTTTAGTATTACAGTTCAACAATCTTCTGTGCAATATTCATCTGTTCATCATTATGAAGATGCTAGTGGTAATATCGTCGATTTGCCAAGACAGATCGATGGAGGAGTAGATAATCTTCCATTCAGTTTAAGTACGTTAGGATATACCGGTAAGACTATTCAAGAAATGTTTATAGAAAACAATGATAACTTATCAAAAATAAAAGTATTTACTTCATCAATAGCAAGACAAGTACAAGATGAATATCAAAGGCTTCTTATTCAATGAATATGCAAACTAACATTACTCCAGAAACTTTTGATTTAACAAAGCTTGTATTAAAAGTTCCTGGAAGAAAATTTAAAGGCAGTACTGGTACTAGTGACGAAATTAATATTATCGGACCATCAGTAGAATTAAGTATTTTTGAACATATAAGTGTACCGTTTTTAACTGCTAAGCTTTTGCTGGTTGACGATTTTGGACTATTAGATTTTCCTGGAATACAGGGAACTGAAAAAATTACTGTAGAGTTTGGGCATCCTGCTTCTTATATAAAAAATATTACTAAGACATTTGTTTTAAGGGGTATAACAGGATCTGATGCATATAATGACTATACGAATGTTTTAGTTTTAGACTTAATAGAAGATATAGGATTTTATGACAGGGTACAAAAAATAAGTAAAGGGTATACTGGCACAGGTGAAAAAATAATTAAAGCTATTTTAAGAGATAAACTAGGTAAAGAACTAGATACAACAAATTGTACAGACTCATATCAATCTGCATTTAAATATGTGGTTCCTTATATCACACCCCTACAAGCATGCCAGCAAGTTTTATCTAAAATGACTACAGCTAGTGGCTGTCCTTATTTTTTATATTCTTCAATTTATTCAGATAAGTTAATTTTAACGGATATGGAATCAATTTTAAAAAATGATGCCTTTAATAAAAAAACGCCATTTATTTTTTCACAGGGTCAAGCTAATGCGCCATATAGTAACTTTCTTTCCAACGCTACATCCTTAAAAAGTTTCAAAGGTTCCGATTTAGAAGATACTTTAGAGCTGGTTGAAGATGGCGCTGGAGGGATTCTTTATAATTATATAAGTATTGGAAACGAAACTAGAAATAATAGTATTCATTATTCTGCGGTTGCAGATGTTATAGAAAGTTTACAAGCCGCAAATATAATAAAAAAAGATGAATTGTCTAAATTAATAAATGAAAATTTTATTGTGGATCCAAGTGAAAAAATAATGTTAACTTTAGGAGATATGAATTCAAAAGTAATAACTGCTATAACAACTTCAAATTATCCACTAGATAATATTTTTAGTTTTAATGAAGACGTTAGTATAAGGGACGCTGCTTTAAATGAATTTAAAAAGGCCCTGCTTCTATATCTTACAAAAAATATTTATGATATAGAAGCTCCTGGTTTTTTATTTTTACCGTTAGCTAATGATAATACAAATATAAGAATGAGTGTTGGAAATCAACTTGAATTTTTAAACCATAAGGATACAGAAACATTTAGTAAAAATAACTCTGGTAGATATATTATGCTGGCTAAAAGGCATATATTAGATATTCCAGAAAGAACCCATAATGTATCTTTACAATGTGGTAGAATATCCAATCAAACTTCTCTTAAAGGATAAAGATGTATTACGGCGACGAGACAAGGTGGTTTTTAGGTACAGTAGTTGCTGTTAGCGCTCAGCGCGCTGTTGTAGGAAAAGCTAAAATTAGAATTCATGGAATCCATGGGCCAGAAGTTGCTTTCCAAGATTTACCTTGGGCAGACTGTATGCTTCCCACGACAGAATCTGCTATATCAGGTATAGGCAAAATACCACAAGTTCTTCCTTCATCAACCGTATTTGGAATATTTGCTGACGGAGCTTCATCTCAGTCCCCTATTATAATCGGCACTCTTAATAAATTTGAAAGGCCGTCGATTGCTCAACAGAAGTTAGCTGGTCAATCAGGTAATGCTGCAAGTTTTGCCGATAATAACATAGGGCGAGATGGAGTATTTATTCCTTTTGAGTTACAGCAAAGCTATAGTGAGGACATTAATATTGCTCAAAAAAGAGTTTTAATAATGCAGTTTTTTACATCTAATAGATTATCTCCAATAGCAGCGGCGGGTATAGTAGGCAATCTGCAGGCTGAAAGCTCCCTTGATCCTACAAGGCCGACTGATGTAAAAGGAGAAGATTCTTGGGGATTAGCTCAATGGAATAATTCTCCAAATGCTGGCTATCGTCAAGATAAGTTAAGAGCATTTGCTAAACTTCGTAGTAAACAGCCAGATGATTTCTTTTTACAATTAGAATTTATTTTACATGAACTTAGGGGTGAAAAAAACTCTCTTACAAATGGCGCAGCATTTGCAAGTACGTATACAAAACTTATTAACTGTAACCGCTTTGAGGGAGGAATAAGTAATAAGAATTCAACATGGGCGTTTCTTGACAAGTACGAGAACCCTAAAAATAAAACTTCTAAATTAAAGAAAAGAGAAGAGTTTGCCAGATTTGCATTCGAAGATTACAATAAAGCTCTTTCAAGTTCAATTAGCGGGTTATAATAATGTCTTCTCAATTTATTCATAGTATATTTTCTAATTTAAGAAAAGCACAAAATGCCGAAAAAAGTTTTTCTCTTCTCAACCAGCTACAAACGCAAGCTGCTATTAGCAAGGTTTCAAAAGCTGGCGTAACAGCAGGAGATAATTTTAATGGATTTGCTTCTTTAACTGGTACTGATGACGTAATAAGTTCAGTAGCAGGATCTTCTCCTACTCAAGTTACTGGAGCTTTAGTTTTAACTGAGCTTACTTCTACCAATAATTCTGAGATTAGTACTAAAATTCTTAAACCTGTTACAGAAAGCTCAGATATTACTACCTTGACTGGTAGCTCAACTCTTGCAAGTTCAGGCCTACTTGATGATGTAGTTATCTCAGCAGCGCCAGAAGCGCAAGCAAAAGTATTAACAGATATTGTAGGAGCTTCTAACTCAGAGGTTAAAACATTAGTGGGTAAAAATATTGATCTTTCTAGTCCTTTAAGCCCTACTGGCTCTATTAATGCAATGGATGATTTTGAGATCTATGGAAAGTCATTTCTAACTTCAAGCTTTGATAACTTATTTTCTTCTTCAAATACGTTAAGCAAATTAAAATCTGGTATTGTAAATAATTTTATATCTAGCGCTTTAAATGTTATTGCTAAAAACTCTGTTGGCTTTAATTCTATAATGGATAATATTGTAGAGGACAATTTAAAGCCAACTGAAACTGCACTTCAAAAAATGGTTCTTCCTGAAAATAATAAATCTTTATTAAATAAAAAAAATAAAATCCTGCAATTGGTTGCAAATAAGCAGTATTTAGAAGCTTCTAATATAATTACTCCTATTAGTAATTTAAGTCAAAGCGAAATAATATATCAATTAAAACTAATAGATGTTTCTCCGAGTAAAAACTTAGTAGAAAATATAACGGTTAGTTCTATACCGGCTAGAGACTTATCTAAATTAAAAAATAATTGGCAGGGTAAAAATACTTCTCCGGTTTATTTTAATAATGCGTTTGCAAATGAACGAGAATTGTTAAATGAATTAGGCAACATTGAAAGAGACGTAACTGAAGTAGTTATTTTTAGCACAAACTCTCCCAATGATGTAATGGCAAATGCTTCTATATTACAACAATTGGCTATAAATAAAGGCTTTGATGGTACTGGATACCATTATATATTTACACGTACAGGGGATATTCAGCGGGGTCGACCAGTAGATCTTGAAACACCTGAAAATGTCAGTCTTCCTAACGGTCACCATGAGCGATCAATAATTATAGCTCTTGTAGGAGGAATAGATAGAGAAACTGGTGATGGTGTTAATTATCGTGATTTTTACAGTTCAAGTTCTTATACTCAGCAGCAAATAAAACAGCTTAAGTTATTTTTAAAATCATTATATGCTGTAAAACCAGGTATTCAAGTTTTTGGTATAAGTCAAGTAAATGATAATATACCTGGTCCTCATTTTGACGTGGACGCATTTATAGTAAATTCGTTTAAAAGAAAAAATAGACAAAACTATGATCCTAGTACTAGTCCTCCATTAAGCAGAAAAGATTTAATATAATGCCTGAAATTTATTCTGAAGAAGATATTAAACAAGATGTGGAAAATCGCTCTTTAATTCAACATGAAGATCCCAGGGGTGAATTCCCTTCGGCTGAATACTTTAATTCTTCTAGTGTTAATTATGCTGCTACAGGGTCTAGAAAGAATGAACTTTATTTTAAGGGTAAAGCTGCAGCTGCGATATTAGAAGAAGAGTCAGAGGATATTATAGCTTCTGAATACCCTTTATGCCAAATACAGCAAACTATATCAGGCCATATTATTGAAACCGATGATACTATAGGCGCTGAACGTATATTAATAAGGCATAATTCAGGAGCAGGTATTGAACTAACCAAAGACGGTGGAGTTAAAATAAGCTCTCTAGATAATCAGATTAATGTTACTGGAGGTGACCAGACTATTATAGTTGAAGGAGAAGGTCAACTAATTTACAAAGGTAATCTTAACCTTAAAGTAACAGGCGATTTTAATGTAGACTGCCTCAACTATAATGTTACCGTAAGAGGTAATAAAGTAGAAAAGATTCTTGGTAACATCAAGCAATCTATTGCTGGTAATATTGAAAAGTTAGTTGGAGGCTCTTATGTAAAAGCTGTTACTCAAGCAGTAACAAATACTTTCCTTGCTGGTAAGAAGCAAAACATTAAAGGCGAATATATTAATCGAGTAGAAGGCTCTGCAAGATATTCTACAAGCGATGATACTAAAATTACTGCAGAAGATAAGCTTACTGTATCTTCTAACAATATGAATCAATTTGCTAACTCTATGGCAGTTACTGCTAAGTCAGGTACTATTGGTAATCCTAATATGGTATTCTCAGGTAAAGGAGCTGTATTTGAAGAAGGAGTAACAGCACCAACATTTCATGGTGATCTAAACGGATTAGCAAAGCTAGCGTCAGAAGCAGACGCTATTACATTTGTGCATACAGCGAATGGAACTGAAGCGGGAAGTGCTTCTTGGGCAGATGAAACCAATAAAACCAATACTCCTGCTATTACAAAACCTACTGACTCTATCATTGATGATTATCTCACTAAATCAGCAGGTGGTATAAACAGAGTAAAGATTGATGTAGGAGACTTTATTAAAAACTATCTGGATAGAAGTGTGGATACTGGAGGTATATCTAATTCTGAAATAACACCAGATAAAGCCAGATCACGTCTTAGAGATATTTCAAATAGGAATAACTCTGCATTTATATCTCATCTGCTATCTGAAGGAGTTATTAGTAGAGAGTGGAATTCCCCTATACCTAAAGGTACTGGTAGAATTATTTCACCCGATGCTACTCCAGTATCTTCTAGCTCAGATATAGATAGAATCGGATCTCAAACAGAAAATAGACTATCTGCATTTATTCCCAAAAGAGCTAATCCTCATATTTTACCTGAGGAAGTTTATAACCCATATAAGCAAAAAGAGATTACGGCTGCAACTAAATTAGCTGAAGGTATTACATTATCAAAATTTTTAGGTTCTGATGATCCTACTAATATTGATTTTATTAGGGATCAGTCTGTAAGAGTAGAACTTGCAAAATATTTGTATATTCATGCACGTATTATTAAGTTGATACAGGATAATAAGACAGAATTTAAAGACGTAAACTTAGAGGTAGCAGAAAGCATTTATAGACCAGGCCCCTCTGAAACAATTACACCGGGTTCTTTAAATGATTTAAAGTTAAAAGGTCGTACTGTTGTCTATAATGTAGTTGATAATAGCGGTAGGTCTAATGCAAGTAGAGCGTTTGAAGTTGCAGTTTTCTTAAAAGATAATTCAGTATATGATGAGTTTACATTATCCTATGACACATTAGACTTAGATTTAGACACTGGCAAAGAGCTTCTTTCTTGCAGAATTATTATTACCTTGCCAGAGATAGATAAAAACTGGGTTGGAATATTTAATCGTAAAGTTAAAACTGAATTTAACTATAACGATCTTACCTCTGGAGATATGGTTGAGGTGTTACCGGAAAGTAGATTTGAATCTGAATTTGATGGCGTTCTTTCTTTAGGAAAAAATTATGGTATTAATTTAAGTCCGGCAAATAATCCTTATATAACTAGGCAAGGTGATAAAACTCATCCAAGTATCGCCCCAGGAGCGGTGGATAATATGAGTTCATTGTTAGCTAATCAATATACTCTTATGCAGCAATATTATGGAGGCAAGCTTATAATTAATGATGCATTACCTAAAGCCAATACTTCAAGAAAGGTTGCCAGAGTAGATAATGGATATAATCAGCATTGGTTTGGTAAAGCATTGGATATTAGTGTTGCAAGGATGAGTAATGCACAAAAAGACAAACTAGTAGCGGCCGCGGCCAAAGCTGGATTTAAAGGGTTTGGATTTGGTAATACTATTTTGCATATTGATATTGGCGTTAGAAGAGTATGGAGTTATGATAATACGCATTTTGCTGGCCGTGAGGTTGGAAGCATTCGCCAACAGGATGGCTATTGGTTTAGATATGTTAGAGCAAATGCTGCTCATTAGGCATATAAATAAAAGAAAAACGGGCTAAAATGACTAATCGAGTTTTATCAATTGAAGACGGAAATTTAGAGCAAAGCTTTGTTGTCTCTAAAGTAAAGACATTTTCTGATATTGACGTTTCGTTTACTGCGAAGCCTAATGGAGAAATATATAAAAAGATGGACGCGGCTGCTGTAAAGCAATCGGTAAAAAATATTGTACTCACTAATCATTTCGAAAAGCCATTTCAGCCATATTTTGGTTGTAATATTTCGGCAATGTTATTTGAGATGGCAGATGGAACCACAACGTCATCTTTAAAAAGAACAATTAAAGATGCTATAGAATCTTATGAGCCAAGAGCTTTAGTTCAAGAGATAAATGTAAAGTCTCGTGCGGACTATAATACAATAAATGTTACTATAGTATTTCAAGTAGTAAATTCAAGAGAGCAAGTTACGCTATCTACAACACTTTCAAGGTTAAGATAAATGGCAACAACTATAAAATCAACAGCTTTAGATTTTAATAATATAAAAAATAATTTAAAATCTTATTTAGCTAATAAAGATGAATTTAAAGATTATAACTTTGAAGGTGCAGCTCTTTCAAATATTTTGGATGTGTTAGCATACAATACCCATATAAACGGTCTTATTGCAAATTTTGCTTTAAATGAATCTTATTTAAGTACGGCTCAGCTTAGAAGTTCAGCCGTGTCGCTGTCAGAAGGCTTAGGGTATGTACCTGATACTAAAACATCTTCTCAGGCTAAAATTAGAATTTACTTTACAAGTACTGATACCGTAAGAACTAAAAAAATTACTCTTCCCGCTTATACTAAATTTACTAGCGAAGTTGACGATGTAACGTATATATTTTCTACAATTGAATCGGTGGAAGCAGAAGATGACGGAACAGGTTTTTACGAATTCAAGACTGCAGCTGGTTCTAATAAAATTACTATACACGAAGGTGAAGTCAAGGCTAAAAACTTTCTTGTAGGAGAAGTAAGTGATAATCCTGTTTATGTGATTCCAGATCCTAATTTAGATGCTGATACGGCAATTGTTAAAGTATATACAGATACCACTGGAAATGATTTTTCTACATATTCTAATATTATTAATGCTAGAAGCATTAGTTCTAGAACTACCATTTATATCTTAAGAGAGTCTCCGAATGGCAATTTTGAACTATCGTTTGGTGATGGAGAAACGTTTGGCATCGCACCAGTAGCTGGTAATAGGATAGAAATTCAATATATTTCTACTAATGGATCTGATGCTAATGGCGCTACAACATTTTCTCCAGTGTCGCAGCTTACAGCTGGAAATATTACTGTAACATTAAATACATCTACCTTTAATAATTCTACTGGAGGAGATAATAAAGAGACTATTGCCTCTATAAAGAAAAATGCTCCTTTTCAATATGCTTCACAAAATAGAATGGTTACGGCTTCGGACTATACAGCTTTAATTTTAAGACAATATTCTACACTAATTAAAGATATTACAACTTTCGGAGGACAAGATGCTCTAGAGCCTGAATTTGGAGCAGTATTTACTTCTATCTTATTTGAAGACGGTGTAGATGAAACGACTAAATCAGAAACTAAAATTAGTATTGAAACATTAGCGGAACAAGTAGCTATTTCGGGGTTTAATATTAGATTTGCAAATCCAGTTACTACTTTCATTGAATTAGATACATTTTTCCAGTTTAATTCATCTCTTACAGATCAAACATTAAATTCGATAACATCTAACGTGGTGGGCACTATATCTAATTATTTTGAAAATACTGTCGGTGGTTTTGGGCAATCGTTTAGAAGATCAAATCTACTTACGTTAGTTGATGACGTGAGTACTGCAGTACTATCTAGTAGAAGTAATGTGCGGATGCAACAAAGGTTTGTACCTTCTTCTCCAAACTTAATAGCAGTAATTAATAATATAACTAATAGCAGAATTGCTAATAACGCTGATATTCTTAATTATGTAGTATCTTTAGTAACAACAGGTCAATATGATAGAGCTGCTACCTTTTTAATTAATAATAATTATGCTACCTCGGTTAATTTTAATACCGTAAGATCTGAGTTATTATCAGCTTCTGCCTCCACAACTCAGACAATGAAATTTCCAGTTTCTATTGCTACTACTGACGATGATGAATATATAATTACGAGTAGCTCTTTTGTATTAAATAATAAAACATGTATTATTAGAAATAAGTTATCAACTAACGATTTACAGGTCGTATTAGCTTCTGGAACAGAAGTAGTAGTTGATAACATTGGTTCTTTTAATTCTGTCTTAGGAACTGTTACGATTAACTATTTTAATCCACAATCAATAATTGGAGGATTTAGTTATATAAAACTAGCGGCAGTGCCTTCAAATCAAAGTGCTATTACTCCTACAAGAAACGACCTTCTAGAATATGATGCAGATGCATCTATTACTAGAGCGGTATCAACGAATGCTCTTAACTAATGTCACATAAAAGAGATTTAACCCTAATTGATGATAATCGTAAATTACTACCATTTCATCGGGCTGAAATAGAAAAAGTATTACCTGATCATATAGTTCAGGATAATCCTAATCTTATAGAATTATTTGAAGCTTACTATGAATGGATGGAAAAAGATTCTAATCCTAATGGTATACTTAATAGAGCGTATTCAACAAAAGATGCTACTACTATACCCGCAGCGCAGCTTCCTTTTTTAGAAGATGAATTACTATTAGGGGATGCATACTTTGGTGGGTTTATTAATAAGAGAGAAGCTGTAAAGTTTTCAAATTTTTTATATAGATCTAAAGGTACAAAATACAGTATCGAGCAATTTTTTAGAGGCTTTTTTGGTTCTGATCCACAAGTAATTTACCCTAAAGAAAATGTTTTTAGAGTTGGGCCTGGTATTGATTTTGAAAAAAGTAATGTTAATACTTCGGGAGAGCAAATAAAAGCGAACGCTTCTAATTTAGGACCAGAATCACTAAAATATATTACAGACGATAAACTTTATCAGACACTGTCATTACTAATTAGAAGTACTATTCCTGTAGGCAAATGGTTAGATACTTATAAATTGTTTGTACACCCTGCAGGTTTTTTTATCGGCTCTGAGTTAGTTATTGAAGCTTTTAATATTAATCCCCTACCGACTCTACAAGATGATGTTGGTGAAAAGCCAGAAGAATATATTTCTATTCAAGTTGTAGCTTCATTCAATATAGCCGCTAGCGATGATATTACATTGTTAAATCCTGGAGATGCGGTATTTACAGTGCATCGTCAAGATGTAAATACTACTGCAAAACTAACTTCTAATATTCCGATATCATCTATAGATAATTACACATTACAAGAATTCTTGTCTCCAAATTCTCTTACTATGGATGATTCAGATGTTATTCAAGTGGTTACGTTTGATGAAGATTCAAGTAATGCCAGATCTAGAGATTATATCTCTACGTTCGATAAAGGTATATACGATACTCAATATGATTCAGCTAATTAGCACAATTACTTATATAAATAAAGTTAATCAATTAAGGCATAGATATGGTTCAAGAAGTAGTTAATGTCGGCAGCGCCGCGAATGACGGTACAGGTGATACTCTTCGTGGTGCGGGCAATAAAATTAATAACAACTTTACTGAGTTATATGCTCAGTTCGGTGGTAGCAATCTTGGTAACGTTTCAAGAATTACTGATAGTGGATTAACTATCATAGGAAGTAATTTTGAAACTAATTTAAGAGCTGACGATCCTGCTGCAGCTGTCAATATTAATTTACCGGATTCTTCTGGCACAATTACTTTAAATACTGCTATCCAAGCCCTTAGCAATAAAACGATAAATGCGGATAGTAACGTGTTTTCTGGTATGGCGAATTCAAGTTTTATATTATCTAATGCCGATGGGATTATTGACGGTTCTGCAACTCAAAAAGCGATTCCTGCAGGGGATGTAGTAGGTACAACAGATAATCAGATATTAACTAATAAAACTGTAACTTTACCTACCGTCTTAAGACCGAATATACATGAATGGCTAGCCGATTCAAATGGTCACCCAGTTATTTCATTTACAGATACCGATAACGACAGAAATAGATTTAAATTTGAAGGCAAGGTTTCTCCTAATGATCCGGTCCTTTCAGTCGTTGGCGCAGTTGATAATAATATTAATTTAAATATTAATTCAAAGGGAACTGGATCAGTAAAAGTAAGTAAAATAGCTTATGGTAGTAATACAATATCTTCTACAGAAGCAGTATCTGAAAATGAGAGTTATATCAGGAGTACCGCAACGGCTAACATTGTTGCTATTGTAAATAATGGTACTACTATAGGTGAAGTAAAGGTATTTACTCATGACGGAGCTAACACTACAACAGTTACTCCAACTAATTTTTCTCAAGGAACTAGTATCGCACTATCACCAAATGATACGGTTATGATTATTTGGAGTGGCGCTCAATGGAGCGTTATTGGTGGTGAAGGCTATACAATTTCTTAATAGGGCATAACAATGGCAGCGATAATTACAGATAAAATTAAACAGCAATTAGCTCAGACTATTTTTGACGAGTTTAATACAGCTAATATAGGCGATTCTAATAACTATTATTATATTGGAGTGGGTAGATCGCAACAATGGCAGGCGGAGGCTGAAACTGATGTAGTACCTGAGACTACAGCAGCCGACAACCACGATAGAGAAGAAAGATTATTTAGATATAATTTACAATCGATCAAAGCTGCAGAGAATCTCTCGTTCGTGGTTCCAGGTGGGCCCGACTATGATTGGTCAGCCAATAAAGAATATTACCAGTACAGTGATGCCGTATCAGGCCAACCTCAAAATACTTATTATGTAAGAACGGATGAAAACAAAGTTTATATTTGTTTGCGCAAAGGTAAAAACAGTGACGGCACTCCTAAAACTTCTACAGTAAAACCAGATCATACTAATACAGCTCTTATTCCTGAAACAGATGGGTATGTGTGGAAATACATGTATACTATTACGACTGCAGCTGCTAACAATTTTTTAACTACTAATTTTATGCCGGTTGAATTTGTTGATTCTGCTGAAATTACAGACCCTAGGTTTTCACAATTATCAGTACAGAATGCATCTATTCCAGGCCAGATTATAGGCTATAGAGTAATTACTCCAGGGGGGCCTTATACAGGTACTGCACATATTTCAGGCCAAAAAGTAGGACCGCAACTAACTATTATAGGTAATGGATCTAACGCTAAAGCATATGCCATCTTAAACCCTATTAATAACTCTATTGCAGCAGTTGAAATAGGTGATAGTCCTAACGCAGGTCTTACTAGCTATACAGCAGATCAAGGGTCTAATTATGACTATGCTAATATTTTAGTAAGTGGTAGTACATTAGAGGTCGGTGGTAGCGCCGCTGTTATTGCTCCAGTGTTTGGAGCAATAAACGGTATAGGAGCTGATGCCCGCAAAGATCTTAGGTCAACATCTCTTATGTTTAATATTAAGCCTGTTGGTGGGGTTAATGTAAATAACGAACCTACATGGCCGGTTGATCAGGACTATAGACAAATCGGATTAATAAGAAATCCTAGAGTAGATAGCGCAGACGGAACGCTATTTACCGCAGAAGCAGGAACAGCTCTTAAGAAAATGAGAGCCAACCTTACTTTCGGCGACGGTGATTATTTACAAGCATCTGGTGAATATCAATTAGAGTTTGATGACGATCCTATCATTTATGGTACTGACAGCAATGCTGCTGGCTATATGGTATGGAATGACGATAGTGCTACTATCTGGTATCATCAAACAGAAGAGACTGGATTCACTCAGTTTGTAGACGGAGAAGCGGTCACTATTCCAGGTAAGTTTGCAGGTAGTATGACTATCGATTCTGCTAACATTGCTCCAGATATAGATAGATACTCAGGAGATGTTCTTTTTGTCAGTAATCAGTCAGCGACTACCCGTGATCCGCAACAGACAGAAGATATTAAAGTTGTAGTAAGACTATAAGGATAAATCATGGCAACTACGGTAAACGAAAATACATTTCTTAGCTCTTACAATGATGACTATCGTGATAGCGATCACTATCATAGGATTCTTTTTAATAACGGAAGAGCTTTACAGGCAAGAGAATTAACTCAATCTCAAACTATTATTCAAAAAGAAATTGAGCGTATTGCTAAATTTATTTTTAAGCCGGGTGGGCTTTTTAATACTTCGTATGGAACCGCTAATACCGGTTTTGACCCTATTCCTTATGTTAGAGTAGCTTCTTTACCGGTAGGATATAATATTTTTGTAGGTAAAACTTTTACAAACCAAGCAGGAGTTAAAGCGCTTGTCAAAGCTGTTATTCCTTCTACGTCTGTTAATAATACAGTAGGAACTGATGCTTATAACACTCTATTAGTCAAATATACTGATGCCAATTCTACAACTTCCAATAATACTACTTTATCTGTTAAATTTAATCCAGCTGATACTCTAACCGCCACAATTGGTAGCGTTACTTATGAATTAGACGTATCCGTCGACGAGCAAGTGATTAACTCTACTGGATACGGATCATATATAGAAATTCCAGATTTTAATACATATGCGGCAGGTCATCTTCTATTTGTAGAAAAACAGCAACTAGTTCTAGATAAATTTAGTCCATCCTTTAGCGGTGTTATAGGATTCGAATTAAATGAAGAAATTTTTAATACTTCTGATAACGTAGCTTTATATGATAATTCTGGATCTACTCCTAATCTTACTTCTCCTGGAGCGGATAGATTAAAAATTACTCTGACATTAAAAAAGAAAGATGATAAAACTGCTGGTAAAACTTTTTATCCTTTGATGAAATTTAATGAGGGATATGTTACCAACTTAAATAATCCAGATAATATACTTGCTAGTTTAGGAGGCATTATCTACAATAGAGCTTTCGATACTAATGGCAATTTTGTAGTAGAGGAACAGAACGGTAATCTAGAGTTAACTATTACAACAAAACATGATAGCACGGATTACCTTTTATATCAACTATCTAATGGGATAGCTTTTGTAAATGGTAGCAGATACGAAAATCAAGATATAGCTCCTTTGAAGGTAATTAAGCCTAGGAATTTGGTAAATGATGTCACTACTTTATCTAATGAATTTATTTCCGCAAGATATGGTAACTATTTTTTAACCGACGGCACTAATACCAAAGGTCTTTTAGATGTTATTAATAATTTTGATTCTGTGGGTATCTATAGCGCTATAGCTACAGGTGGAAGTGCAATTGGAAAAGCCCGTATTAGAAATATAGATAATTTTAATAATCAATTTAGACTTCATGTTTTTGATGTTGAAATGTATGACAACAACTCTTTAGGTGATGCTAGGAGTGTAGGTAAGAGCTCGAATAGTTATGGCGACCTAGTAGCTATTGATAATAATTATAACATAGTTGATAAATCAGAAAATGATTTATTATTTAAAATCGCAGATGGAGCTGGTAGAGTAAACAATGTTACAGATGGTACTGTAACATTTAATATCGGTAAAGTTTATACTGCTACTGCTACAGGAAATAGTGCTACGTTTTCAACAGGCGGAAATACATTTACTGATCAAGAGCAATGGATTGTAGAAGAAGTAGCAAATAGTAATAATCTTATTTCTTCTCCATCTGTTAGTGGTACTCCGAACAGTTCAGCTACTATTACTGGCCTAACAGACGGAGCTGTTAGATTATTTGGCTATGAAAGAAAAACTGGAATACGAAAAACTAAAACACTAATTTCTAATCAAACTCAAACCATATCTTTTTCTGGCACAGGCTTTCAGCTTTTATTCCATGATATCTACAAATTTAAAAGCGTAATTGACAGTACTACAAATGAAGATATTACTCAAAGATTTATTTTTAATAATGGGCAAAGAGACAACTTTTATGCAGTAGGTTCAGGCAAGCTTAAAGCCGGTGCTATTGCTCCTACAGGTAATATTGTTGTGACCTTTGATTATTTTACTCATTCAGCAGGAGACTTTTTTGCAGGAAGTGCGTCATATCCAGATTTAGAATATGATAAAATTCCTTTATATAACACTACTAATGGAAGACAAATTAGATTAACTGATGTAATAGATTTTAGATCTGTAAAAGATAAAACTAGTCAAAATTTTACTGGCTCTGGATCTAATATTCAATATATTCCTAGAAATACTGACACAATAGACATTGGTGAACTAAGTGTATGGGAATCAAGAATTGATATTGTTTCAATTAATGCAAATGGCAATATAGAAGTTCATTCTGGGGTAACTAGTCCAAATCCGGCAGATCCGGAAGACATTCCATCTTCGTCAATGAAACTACATTATATTGAATTAAATCCTTATCATCTCCATGAAAGAGATCATATACAAACTAAGTATGATAATCGTGGATATAAAATGTCTGATATCCGTAGAATGGAAAGAAGAGTAGAAAACTTAGAAGAACTAACTACTCTATCACTTGCTGAAATTGAACTAGAACGTACTGTTATACCCGACCGAGTAAAACAAGGTATGACTGGAGATACGTTTACTAGTAATATCCAGTCATTAGTTTCTGATAAAGATTATAAAGCCACTATACGCAAAGAAGACGGTGTATTAGCTCCCATGAGATATTGGAGGGATATAGGTCTTAAATATGACTCTGATGCTTCGTTTGGAGTTAAGCTTCATGGAAGTACAGTCTGGCCTGTTTTTACAGAAGAAGTTATGGTCGATCAAACACAAGCTACTGAATATCAAAGTGTAAATAGGTTTGAATTAATTAAATTTATTGGTTCAGGTTTTGTTGAACCTGCAGTAGATACATACGAATTAAGACGAGAAGTTGATGTTAGTTATACATCAGAGTTTAACGAGTCGCTAACTACTCAGGGTGATACGGTAATGCTCTCTCAAGGTAATCAGAACGAGGATGCGTAATGGGTTGGGTAACTAAAACAAAGACAGTTCAGGTAACAAGGACAAGAGAAGTAGATCATGGATATGATTATAATCCTTCATTTAGGTCCCGCTTTATTTATTTTAAATTTTCCGGGCTAAGACCGAATGATAGCCATTGGGTTTTTCTCCAAGGAAGGGACGTTACCACATTTATTAATACTAGTTTTAGTATTGACGACTTTAATGCGTCATCTAGAAGTTCTGTCTATAGAAATCCTGGAGACTTGTATTTAGAAGAAACTCAATTTCCGGCTGATCTAGGTGGGCCTACCGGAGATTATCTTACTAGCACTGCACAAGGTGAGTTAGAGGGTATATTCTTTTTACAAAGTAATGAAACGTATAGTTGGAACTCAGGTACTGGATCTTCAGATTATAGTTTTAATAATGGTGAGAATAGTTTGCCATTTTTAGTTATTAATGTTTCAGATGCCAATAAGGAAAATGCTTTGTCTTATGCCACAGCAGAATATTCTTCTATAGGCCAATATATTAACTATACCATGGAGTCATATACTGTTCCTGTAAAAATACAATATAAAGAATGGAGAGCTGACCCGCCTAGAGATAACGGTAGGGATGACCATAATCCCCCTAATCACGGCCACACGAGATCAAGCTATGCGCCGACCACATCACCAAGACCGACTGCGGCGCCGCGGGCGAGAAGCGGCCATTCAGCAAAAGGTGGCTATGGCCGCGGACCCCACGGATAGGATAAAATAAGATGTCAGGCATACTACAATTAAGTGAACAGTTAAACCCTTCAGCTCAGACATTCGTGGTTGATGAACCTATCGGCTCTGTTCTTACTGGAATCGGACTTTTCTTTGCAAAGGCGCCGGAAGGAGCTTCTTCACAACCTATATCTATCGAACTAAGACCTTGCGCTGAAAGCGGTGCGCCAAGCGCTAAGAAGTTTATTCAAGGTACAAAGGTGACAGTTCCTGCTTCTACAATTGCAGCGAGCGCCAATACGGTATTTCAAAGTGCAATAGAAGTAAGGTTTAGCTTCCGCGAACCAGTTTATGTACCAGGTAATACTTTACTAGCTTTAGTAGTTAGTACAGGTGCTGCAGCTGAAGAGTATCAAATTTGGGTTGGAAAAAATGGCAATCGTCTTACTAACTCTACTACAGAGTTTTTCTCTTCTGTTATAGAAAAAGGCGCTTTTTATGAATCCTCAAATGGCACAGCTTGGGAACCTGATAATGAAAAAGATTTAGCCTTTAAAGTATATAGAGCCAAATTTCAATATGCTAATGCCTTTGCTGTTTTTAATGCTGACGTTCCTCCTCCAAAAAGATTGACCGAACAAACATTCATAGACGACAATACAAAATATCCATCAGATCCTTTTTTATTTACTGCAGGTAGTTCTACAGTTAATGTTGTACATGCAGCGCATGGTTTTCAAGTAGGTGATAGGGTAACATTATCTAAAGGCTCAAATGGATTCGACAGCGCTGATACTATTAATGGGATAGCGGGAAGCAGCCTTTATGGTGTACATACATTAACAGCCACAGATCCATATGGGTATTCAT